CCAAAATTTGCAAATGGGGACGCGCCAGCCGCCCGGGGGCTCATTTAGACCTTTTTTTTCGTCGCCCGGCGGACGTTTTGACCCGCCAGGGCGTTGATTTTGCCGAGAAAATCCTAAGGGGTCAGCATGCGTCGTGGTCGAGGGCGTCCACCATTCCGGCCAACCGCTGCGATGAGGCGGGAGGTCGAGACGCTGAAGTTCGCCGGCTGGTCAGATGACCGGATCGCGCGCGTGCTCAAGATCTCCCGCGACACGCTGGTGAAGTATTTTGCGCATGAGCTCGAGCATGGCGTCGACCTGGTCAGGCGCGAGCAAATCGGCAACCTGAAGCGAGCGGCGAAGCGTGGCAGCGTGGCAGCGGTCAAGGCCTTGCTGGCGCTGGACCTCGTGGCTGCTCCCGGGCCCAAGTTCCCGGCCGACCAGCCCGCCGCCGAGGAAGTGTCGGCGGTCGCCCCAGCGGTGCTGGGCAAGAAGGACCAGGCCAACCTCGAGGCGCAGACCGCCGAGCAGGGGACGTCCTGGGGCAACATCCTGAAGCACTGAGGGGCGCGTGATGGCGTGGGATCTCGCGTGCCCCGACTGGGAGCGGAGGCTGCGCGAGGGGAAGCCGCCGATCCCCGAGCTGCCGCTCGACCGCGAGCTCGCCGACCAGGCGGTGGCGATCTTCAACAAGCTCAGGATCCCCGACGTGCCGGGGACGCCGCCGATGGGCGATGCGGTGGGCGACTGGTTCAAGGCGATCATCGCGGCGCTGTTCGGCTCGCTCGACCGGGAGACCATGGTGCGCAACGTGCGCGGCGCCTTCGTGCTCGTGCCGAAAAAGAACGGCAAGACGACCTGCAGCGCGGGCCTGATGCTGACCGCGCTGCTGATGAACCGTCGGCCGCGGGCGGAATTCGTGCTGACCGCGCCCTCGCAGGAGATCACCGACAAGGCCTACGCCCAGGCCAAGGGCATGATCGAGCTTGACGACGAGGGCTTCCTGCAGCGCCGGTTCTGGGTGCGCGATCACATCAAGACGATCGTCGACCGCAAGACCAAGGCTCAGCTTCGCGTGAAGACCTTCGATGAGACGATCGTGACCGGCGCGATCCCGGCTGGCGTGCTGATCGACGAGATCCATCTGCTCGGCCGTTCGCACCGGGCGGCGGCGATCATCGGGCAGCTGCGCGGCGGCATGGTCTCGGTGCCCGAGTCGTTCTTCGTGATGATCACGACGCAGTCGTTCGATCCGCCGGCGGGCGTGTTCAGGTCTGAGCTGCAGGTCGCGCGCTCGATCCGCGATGGCCGGGCGTCGATCGACACGTTGCCGGTGCTGTACGAGTTCACCGAGCAACAGCAGAAGGACCAGGCGTTCTGGCGCGACACGAACAACTGGCGCCTGGTCACGCCGAGCCTCGACCGTCCGATACGGCTCGAGCGGCTGATAGCCGACCTTGAAGAGGCGACGATCAAGGGTGAGGACGAGGTGCGACGGTGGACGTCGCAGCATCTCAACATCGAGATCGGGCTTGGCCTGCACTCCAACCGGTGGGCCGGCGCCGACTACTGGGAGCGCGGCGAGGATGCCGGGCTCACGCTCGAGCAGATCCTCGATCGATGCGAGGTGGTGGTGGTCGGGATCGACGGCGGCGGCCTCGACGACCTGTTCGGGCTGGAGGTGCTGGGCCGCGACAGAGAGACCAAGGCATGGCTTGGATGGTCGCACGCCTGGTGCCACGAGGGCGTGCTCGAGCGGCGCAAGTCCATCGCCACGGTGCTGCTCGATGCGCAGCGCGCCGGCGAGCTGACCATCGTCACCGACGAGCTCGACGACATCACCGCGATCGTCGAGATCATCGAGACGATCAAGCGCCGCGGCCTGCTGGCAGCGGTGGCGGTCGACCCGGCCGGTATCGGCGAGATGGTCGAGGCGCTGGCCGGGATCGGCGTGACGCAGGACGAGAAGGGCCTGCTGAAGGGCGCCCCGCAGGGCTACGCGATGATGAACGCGATCAAGACCGCCGAGCGCAAGCTGGCGAGCGGGACGCTCAGGCACGCGAGGTCGGCGCTGATGTCGTGGTGCGTGGGGAACCTCAAGATCGAGCCGACGGCGACCGCGATCCGGGCGACGAAGCAGAACGCCGGCGACGCCAAGATCGACCCGGTCATGGCGATGTTCAACGCCGTCGAGGCGATGTCGCGCAACCCGGCGGCGCCGCGTCAGAAGGATTTCAGGATGATCGTGCTGGGCTGACCCAGTTTTCCAGAGGGTGAAACCATGAACCGGGCCTATTCCACCATCACCTGGAGGGCGCTCGACGAGGACGCGCGCAGCATCACGGGCATCGCCAGCACGCCCGAGACCGACCGCATGGGCGACGTCGTCGAGCCGAAGGGCGGCGAGTTCAAGTTGCCTCTGCCGCTCTTGATGCATCACGATTCGCGCCAGCCGATCGGCCATGTCGTGCGCGCCAAGGTGAGCGACGCGGGCATCGAAATCGAGGCGCAGCTCGCCCGCATCGATGAGCCGGGCCCGCTCAAGAACCGCCTCGACGAGGCGTGGCAAACCATCAAGTCAGGCCTGGTGCGTGGCCTGTCGATCGGCTTCCAGCCGCTGGAGACCGCGCGCATCGAGGGCACCTTCGGGCTGCGCTTCATCAAGTGGTCGCTGTACGAGGTCTCGGCAGTGACGATCCCGGCGAATGCCGGTGCCAGCATCTCTTCCATCAAATCGATCGACCGCAAGCTGCGGGCCGCGCCAGGCCTCGAGCAGCCGGTCGTGCGACTGAACCCGGTCGGCGTCCCGACACCCGCAACTCGCCTGTCCAAGGGGGACACCATGGCGAAGACAGTGAGCGAGCAGATCTCTGCTCTCGAGAACAAGCGGGCGGCGAACGTCGCTGCCATGCAGACCACGATGCAGAAGTCGATCGACGAGGGCCGTTCGATGGATGCGTCCGAGCAGGAGGCGTTCGACAACGCCGACCGCGAGAACGACACGATCGACGCTGACCTCGCGCGGCTGAAGAAGCTGGAGAAGACGCTGGCCTCGACGGCGGTCGCGGTGCGCCAGGTCGAGACGCCGGAAGCGGTGTTCGTCGGCACGATGGATCGTGCACCGGTCAAGGTGAAGGCGCCGGACCTTGCGCCCGGCATCGGCTTCACCCGCCTGGTCAAGGTGAAGATGGCGTCGAAGCTGACCGGCGACCCGCCGCTGCTCATGGCGCGCCGCATGTATGGCGACGACAGCGAGGTCGTGGCGATCATCACCAAGGCCAACGAGGTCGTCGCCGGGACGACGATCAGCGGCAACTGGGCCTACGACCTGATCAGCCAGGAGGGTGCCGCGGTCGCGGCGTTCCTCGAGTACCTGCGCCCGGCCGCGATCATCGGCAAGTTCGGCACGGGCAACATCCCGAGCCTGGCGCGGCTCGATTTCTACATGCCCTACGTGACGCAGACCGGAGGCGGTGATGCGTACTGGGTCGGCGAAGGCAAGCCCAAGCCGCTCACCGCGTTCGACTTCGACCGCTCGACTCTCACGCCGCTCAAGATCGCCAACATCGCGGTCCTGACCGAGGAGAATATCCGCTACTCCTCGCCGAACAGCGACATGATCGTTCGCAACGCGCTCGTCGCGGCGATCGTTGCCGGGCTCGACGTCGCCTTCGTCGATCCGGCGAATTCCGGTTCGGCGGGCGTCAAGCCGGCATCGATCACCAACGGTGCCGAATCGGTCGTGTCGACCGGCGACGACGAGGCGGCGATCCGCGTCGACATCCGCGCGCTCTTCCAGAAGTTCATCGACGCGAACAACGCGCCGACGCAGGGCGTCTGGATCATGTCGGCGACCAATGCGCTGGCGCTCGCCATGATGGTGAACACCCTGGGTCAGCCCAGCTTCCCGGGCATGGGCATGACGGGCGGCGTCCTGATGGGCCTGCCGGTGATCGTGTCCCAGCACATCGGGGACGTCGTGGCGCTCGTCGCCGCCGACCAGATCTTCCTCGGCGACGAGGGTGGCGTGGCGGTCGACATGAGCCGCGAGGCGTCGATCGAGATGCGCAGCGCCGGGCTCGGCATGGACGCCACGGCGGGTACCGCGACGGCGGCCAGCGTCAGCATGTTCCAGACGAATTCGGTCGCGTTGAGGGCCGAGCGCACGATCAACTGGAAGCGCGCGCGCACGTCGGCGGTCGCCTACCTGTCCAGCGTCGACTGGGGCGGTGCGGTTCCCGAGTCCTGAGTTCCGTTAGAGGGGAAACTTCACCGGGCGGCCTTAGCGCGGTCGCCCGGTGCTTTTTGTGGAGCTCCTCTGATGCCCAAGACTGTTCGCCTGCAGGCGATCCGACCTCTCACCTATGCCACGCGCCGCCTGGTCGCGGGCGATCCCTTCGATGCCAGCGAACGCGACGCGAGGCTGCTGCTGGCGACCCGCAAGGTGCGCAGGCTGCGCGAACCTGCCACGGTTCCCGCGCCGCCGCGACAGGTCGCCGAGAAGATCGACCTCGCGGTGCTGCGCGCGGAGTACGAGCGCAGGATGGGCAAGCGGCCCTACCACGGTTGGGACGCCGACGAACTGCGCCGCCGCATCGACGATGCCTGAGCTCTCGCTCGTCATCCCGTACTACCGCAATCCCCGGATGCTGGCTCGCCAGCTGTCGACCTGGTGCGACGAGTGGCACCCGTCCCTGAAGGAGCGGGTCGAGATCATCGTGGTCGACGATGCGAGCCCGGAGCCCGCCATTGACGAGGTGCGCGCCGCACCCGGCTGTGGCGTGCTGGTCTACCGCGTGCTCGAGGACGTGCCCTGGCACCAGCACGGCGCGCGCAACCTCGGCGCCCACGTCGCGACCGGGCGCTGGCTGCTGATGACCGACATGGATCACGTGATCCCGGCGGACACCCTTTCAGCTCTCCTCGAGGTGCTGCCCTCGGCGAGCCGCAGGACAGTCTTCACGTTTCCGCGCCGCGACGCGCCGGCGGGCGAGCCGTGGCGATCCGATCACTGGACGACCATGGAGCTCACCCGCAACGACCGCGGCGAGCTCAAACCGCACGTCAACTCGTTCGCCCTGCGGCGCAAGCTGTTCTGGAAGGTCGGTGGATACGACGAGGACTATTGCGGCGTCTACGGCACCGACCAGCTGTTCCGCACCAGGCTGTGGCGCCGCGGCGTCGAGGTGGCCCTGCCGATGCCGATCATAAGGGTCTCGCGCGCGGTCATCCCCGACGCATCGACCTCGACGCTGGAACGGGACCACGACCGATCGATCAGGAAAAAGATGATCGCGCGCGACAAGGCCCTGCGGGGCGAGGCGAACGTCGTCAAGGTGCTGCAGTTCCGCTGGGAGCGCGTCCAATGATCTGGCTGGTGAACAACGGCCGCGCCGCCCGGGAGGACGAGATGCCATCTAGCATCGCGCCGGTCTGGGAGGGCGAAAGCCTGGTCGGACCGTATGCCGTGATCGGCCTCCAGCCCGTCGCGACCGCAGCCAATCGCAGGCCTGTCGAGCTCGCCGGGCCCGGATGGATCGGCGCAGGATGCGTGATTGGCGCCCATGCCGTGATCTATGCCGGCGTCGTGATGGGCCGCGGCTGTCGCATCGGGGACGGCGCGGTCATCAGGGAAAACGTAATCCTGGGCAACCGCTGCGTCGTCGGATGCCACGCCGATATTCAATACGGCGCGACCATCGGCGACGATGTCAGGATCCTGCACGAGGCCCAGGTCGCCGGCGGCACGACCATCGGCAGCGACAGCTTCATCGGGCCCGGCGTGCAGATGGCCAACGACCCGCATGTCGCGCACTTCGACCTCGCCGACTACCAGGACCGCGGCCAGGTCGCGCCGAGGATCGGGCGGCGGGTCTTCGTCGGCATCGGCGCGGTACTCCTGCCGGGCGTCGTGATCGGCGACGGCGCGGTGATCTCGGCCGGCGCCGTGGTGACGAAGGATGTGGGCGCCGGCGATCGCGTGGCTGGCGTGCCGGCGCGCGCTTTTGCAACAACCACCTGAGGTCAGTATGGCGAACGACGAAGTTGAGATTCGGTCTTGGTACGACTTCGGGTCGAAGAAGAAGCCGAAGGAAAAAAGTGTGCCGAAGCTGCCGCAGCAAAAACCGCCTCCCCAAAAGGGAAGTGGGCAGAAATAGCGCGGGCGCCGTTTCGTTGCCGCGCGAGCGTCCGACCGTAGCGAGCTTCTGGGTCCTGCGGCCTGACGAACACCCGGAGGCCGAGGCGCGCAACTATCCGGAGATGTTGCGGATCCTCGATCGTTCATGCCGCCGGTTCGGTATGCGTCACGTCGTGCTGACCGACCTCGGGACCTATCGATCGCCGCTGTGGCCGCAGGGTCTCAAGGCCTTCATCTCCGACCTGCCGCGTCCACTGATGCAGGCCTTCACGTCGGCCCAGGCGAACTGGCTCGAGCTGGAGCGGGAGCGGGACGAGGACACCCTGCTCGTCGGCGCCGACTGCATCTTCGTCGGCGACCCTCTCAGGTTCTATCCCGAGGCGCCCGGGCTGTGCGTCACCTACCGCAACCCGCTGGCGCGCTACCCGATCAACACCGGCGCACAGCTGGTGCGTCGTCACTCGATCGACCGGGTCGCGCCGCTTTACCGCAGGGTCGCCGACCGTTGCGGCACCAAGTGGTGCGACGACCAGCGGGCCTTGCGCGCCGAGCTCGAGCCGATGCCGCTGGCGCACGGCACCTACGAGAGGCATGGCATCAGCGTGGCGTTCCTGCCGATGGCGCGGTTCAACGACCTGCCGCGATCGGTCGAGGACCCGAAGGCGGGCGCCTGTATGCTTCACTTCCGGGGCAAGGGCCGGAAGGGCTTCCTGTTCGACTGGGCGGCGAGGCACGGCTACGCATGACCCCGATCGTCGTCTGCAGCTTCTGGGTGTCGAGGCCAAGGGAATTCCCGAAGGCCGCGCCCTACCTCGAGATGTGCCGCATCCTCGACGCGACCTGCAGGCGGTTCGGCTTCGAGCATGTCGTACTGACCGACAACCTCACCGCGCCACAGGTCTGCGCGGCCGGTCTCAAGGCCTTCGCGGTCGAGCTGCCGCGCAGCCTGATGAAGGCGGCGACCGAAATCCACGCGCGATGGCTGGCGTCGCCGCACTCGCTGGGCGTCGACACGATCTTCACCGGCGCCGACTGCATCGTGCGCCGTGACTTCAGGGCCGACCTGCCGGACGGTTGCGACGTCGCGATCGCCTACATGAAAGGCCACAAGAAGTGGCGGCTGAACAACGGGTTCGTCTACGTCCCGGCCGGGTCGCGCGAGAAGGTGGCGCCGCTGTTCCGCCTGGTCGCCGACGATACCGGCGAACGGATCTGCGATGACATGCTGGCGCTGGAGCGGGCGCTGGTGCCGATGCCGGCGGACTTTGGCCAGTACGAGCGGCGTGCCCTGGCCGTCGAGTTCCTGCCGCTTCGGGTCTGGAACCGCTACATGGCGACCAAGAAAGGCGCGCTCGAGGACGAGGCGCTGGACGCCAACATGCTGCACTTCATGGGCGGCTGGGACGACGGCAAGAAGCTGCTGTTCGACTGGGCGAGACGCTGGATGCCGTCGTGCTTACCGTCCTGACGTGGCTGTGGGCGCAGCCCGGCGGGCGGACGACCTACACCGCGCGCCACGTCAATGTCTGGCGCGACATGGTGCAGCGGCATCTCTCGATCGATCACGAGGTCGCGTGCGTCACCGACATGCCGCAAGGCATCGATCCCGGGATCCGCATCATCCATCCGCCGCGCCAGCTGGAGGACGTCAGGATACCGACCTGGGGACCGCGGCGGCCCCAATGCTTTCGCAGGCTCGCCATGTTTCGCCGCGACGCCGCCGACCTCTTCGGCGCCGAGCGCATCGTCTGCATGGACCTCGACGTGGCGATCGGCGGGTCGCTCGACAAGCTGCTGGGCGGCGGCGAGGACTTCAGGATCGCGGCAGGGACATCGCCCGGCCGCCTGTACAACGGCTCGATGATGATGATCCGGGCGGGCTCGCGGCCGAAAGTCTACGAGGAGTTCACGCCGGCAAAGGCGGTGCTGGCGGGAAAGAAGTTCGTCGGGTCTGACCAGGCGTGGCTGAGCTACATCCTCGGTCGCGGCGAGAAGGTCTGGCGGGTCGACGACGGTCTCGTCCACTGGATGGCGCGCCACCAGGCGCCGGCGCCGCGCATGATGAGTTTCCCGGGGCCGACGAAACCGTGGCAGCTGGTCGAGCTCGGCACCGTGCCATGGGTCTGCCGCCACTATCGGCGCAACCCGACCGGCCGCTGCCTGGTGCTGGGCTACGGGCCTGCTGTCTGGAGCGACCTCGAGGCCGCGCTCGACTGCGGCGAGCATTTCGACGAGGTGATCCTCTCGCCCGAGACCAGGCCGTACTGGCCGGGTCCGGTGCTGGCGGTGGCCGACGACGACCGCCACGCCGAACGGATCGCGGCCATGCATGGGCTGCATCCGGTCTGGTGCGGGCGCAGCGAGGGAGTGCAGATCAATGCCGCTGCGTGACATCCTGCGCGCCCTGGTGCCATGGGGACGCAAGGCGACCTCGATGGTGCCGTCGTCGATCGGCTGGTCCGGCAGCTGGTATCCGCTGGTGCGCGAGCCGTTCGGCGGCGCATGGCAGCGCAACATGGAGATCTCGTCCGCGCGCGCGATGACCTTCTACGCCGATTTCGCGTGCAAGACCCTGATAGCAAGGGACGTCGCGAAGCTTCCGGTTCGTCTCGTCGAGAAGACCGCGCGCGGCATATGGGAACCGGTGAGCAACCCGGCCTTCTCGCCGGTCCTGCGCAAGCCCAACCACTACCAGACCAGGAACCAGTTCTGGGAAAGCTGGATGCTGTCGAAGCTCAACCGCGGCAACACCTACGTGCTGAAGGTGCGCGATCAGCGGCGCGTCGTGACCGCGCTCTACGTGCTGAACCCGGACCGGGTCCAGCTGCTCGTCGCCGAGGACGGGTCAGTGTTCTACCGCCTGTCGACCGACGACATGCGCCAGCGGGACGGCGAGCTCACCGTGCCGTCGACCGAGATCATCCACGACCGCTGGAACATGCTGTTTCACCAGCTGGTCGGCCTGCCGCCGATCTGGGCGAATGCACTTGCCTCGACGCAGGGCCTCAACATCCAGAACCAGAGCGTGCGGCTGTTCGCCAACAACGCGCGGCCAAGCGGCATCCTGACCGCGCCGGGCGAGATCAGCGACGACACGGCGAACCGGCTGAAGGCGCTCTGGGAACAAAACTACGGCGGCGACAACTTCGGCAAGGTCGCGGTCGTCGGCGACGACCTGAAGTATGTCCCGCTGGTGATGAACGCCGACGACGCGCAGCTGATCGAGCAGCTGAAGTGGACCGCCGAGGTCGTGGCCAGCACCTACCACGTTCCGCCCTGGAAGATCGGCGTCGGCGCCCTGCCGTCGACCACGAACGTGCAGGCGCTCGAGCAGATCTACTACTCGTCGTGCCTGCAGTCGCTGATCGAGGACGCCGAGGCGTGCCTCGACGAGGGGCTGGGGCTGGGCGAGCAGTTCAACCTCGGCGTCGAGTTCGACATCACCAACCTGCTGCGCATGGATTCCGGCGCCCAGGCAGACTTCGTGACCAAGCTGGTGGGCGGCGGCGTGATGACGCCGAACGAGGGACGGCTGCAGTTCAACCTCGGCCCGATCGGCGGTGGCGATACGGTCTACATGCAGCAGCAGGACGTGCCGATGTCGGTGGCCGCGTCGATCAAGGAGCATCCGCTGGCCGCGAAGCCCGAGCCGGCGCCTGACGACGACGAGGATTCCGAGCTCGAGGACGACGTCGCGCGCGCGCTGCTGACCGAGCTTCTGCGGAAGCAAATCGCCGAAGGGGCCAGCACATGAAGGCATCCGATATTACGGTGATCGTCGAGATCGTCGGGCCGTTGGTGCGCGCGCTCACTGAACGGCTGGCGACGGTCGAGAGGCAGCTGGGCGATCTTCCGGTGCCGAAGGACGGCGAGCCCGGCCGGCCCGGCGAGCCCGGCCCGGCCGGCAAGGACGGTGCGCCTGGCCGGGACGGCGTCGACGGCGCGCCAGGCGCGCCTGGTCCGGCCGGCAAGGACGGCATCGGCCTGGTCGGAGTGGTGAAGGATCACTCGGGCGAGCTGCTGCTCAGCATGGCGGACGGCACCATGATCAAGAGCGGCATAGTCGACGGCGCACCGGGCCTGGGGTTCGACGACATTGAACCGATCGACGAGCCCGGCGTATTCGGGCTGCGATTCACACGCGGCGAAAAGGTGATGGAATTCCGCTACGCCAAGGGGACCATCGCCGACTCCTGGCGTGGCGTGTGGAAGGAGGGCCGGTACAAGCGGGGCGACCTCGTGCTGCGCGGCGGTGCTCCATGGTTGGCCATGGCCGATACCGAAACGAAGCCCGGATCGGAGAACAGCGACTGGGCGATGTTCGCCAAGAGCGGGCGCGACGGGAAGGACGGCAAGCCTCCTCCCGGGCCCGTGAAGGTGGCG